ATGACGGAGGTCGATATGCCGACATATTACTCAATGATGATATACATCAAGTTAACGCTGACAAAATAGGAATCACCAGAAGGCAAGTCAAGACTGTAACTTATGCATTCTTGTACGGTGCTGGAAATGAAAAAATAGGTACGAGTTATGATAACTCTTTACAACCCAAGGAAGCTAAAAAAAAGGGATCCGAGATCCGAAAAGCTTTTGTATCTGCAATCGAAGGACTGTCTGACTTACTTGGAGCGGTTGCAGCTAAGTCTGCTAATGGGTTCTTGCTGGCATGTGACGGAAGAAGGGTGCTGGTCGATAGCCCGCACAAAGGATTAAATTATCTCCTTCAATGCAGTGCTGGTATAGTTGCTAAACGATGGATGGTTATAGCAAACGAACATATACAAAATGTCCACACTCATCAACTAGCTTTCGTGCATGATGAGCTGCAATACGAAACAACTCCAGATAATGCTTTTATTTTAATGAAAGTCCTTGAAGCATCAGCAAAATTAGCTGGAGAATACTACAACCTACGATGTCCAATCGCAGCAGAAGCAAAAACTGGAAACAATTGGGCAGAAGTACATTAAAATATGAAATTATTGATTGATTGCGACTACATAGTATATAAATGCTGTGCAGCTGCTGAAACCGAACTGGATTTTGGTGATGACGTTATAGTTGTAACTTCACAATTTAGTGAAGCTTATAAATGTGTAGAAAGAGATTTAAACAAGATTAAAAATGAATTTCCGTTTCATGACGAAATTATTCTCTTTTTTACAAGCCCTAACAATTTTAGGAAAAAAATTTTACCGGAATACAAGGGACATCGAAATCGAAAAAAGCCCTGTGGATTTAAAAGAGTTATCAATGAACTCTCAAAACACTACAAGGTAATAGTTAAACCTACTCTTGAAGCTGATGATTCTATGGGAATCTACGCAACTAAATGGACTGGCAATATGATTGTCTCTCCTGACAAAGATATGCGTCAAATTCCTGGAAAATTATATGACTTCAATGAGACAGTTGAGATAACCCCTGAAGAAGGTGCTAAATGGCATTTAATTCAAACGCTTTCTGGCGACAACACAGATGGGTACTCAGGTGTGCCAGGAATTGGTATAAAACGTGCTGAACAAATCTTTAAATTAAAAGGCTACACATGGCAAGCTGTCGTAGAAACCTTTGAAGAAAAAGGCATGACTGAACAAGATGCATTAACAAATGCAAGACTCGCAAGAATACTTACTGTTGATGATTATGACTCAGAAAAACAAAAACCAATCCTTTGGACCGCCCCCTCCAATTACAGAATTGACAATGGAGCAAGACTTGAAGCTGCGACAGCTTGAGTTAATGCTTAAAAAACCTGAGACAAGAAAAGAAGACATCACATTAGTCATGCTTGCTTTACAAGAGCAAGCCTTTGTCTTGTCTAATTGCATAAAAAATCTTATAGAAAAATGGCCGAAACCACCAACGACCACGGACCTCAGTACTACAGACGAGGTTCCATTGATGTTTGGGATTTTATTAGAACGAAACAACTTGGATTCCACCTCGGAAACGTAATCAAATACGTGTGTCGAGCGGGACATAAAGATAACGATATAGAAGATTTAAAAAAAGCTGTCCACTACTTAGAAAATGAAATTGAATACAGAACCAAACATCATAGCTAGGACTGGTCGAGTCCAGCAATGGATTGATAATCCAACATCACGTCTACCCGTAAGTTGCACAATCTTCGTAGTCGAAGACTCAATGGAAGGTCCAAATGGAATTGAAGCAAGCTGGCGTTTTGTTAGCCATGCTCTCCGCTTTGGAGCGGGAGTCGCGGTCCACCTGTCGAAACTTAGACCCGCTGGAACAGAAACAAATAAAGGACCTGATACTCTCGTTGCATCAGGACCCGTATCATTCGCAAAAATCTACTCAACATTAAATGAAATACTTAGAAGAGGTGGCACTTATCGCAACGGCGCGTGCGTTTTGCATCTTGATATTAACCACGCCGATATTCTTGAGTTCGTGCAAGTCTCCCGACAAGAACTCCCATGGGTTAAACGATGTGTTGACCTCACCGAATCCCTCTGGGCTGAAGCAAGTACTGAAACAAAGGAAAGCATTATACGAGGAATTGCTAGAGGAGACATCTGGCTCAATAAAATAAAATATGATGATGACGGAATTAGAATCTGGAGCAACGTCTGTCTTGAGGTTTACTTGCCCTCACGCGGAACGTGCCTCCTACAACACCTTAATATGTCTGCCTGTCGTATCGGCGACCTACGAAAAGGTATGCGTGAAGGCATGTCAGATTTGTGTAAGCTCCACAGTGGGACAGGGATTGACAAGTCTGGAGAATATCTTGCGCCAGATATCGATAGGCAAGTTGGATTCGGACTCTTAGGTCTAGCCAACTTTTTAGCAAATAACAAAATAACCTACGCTCAGTTTGGCGAAGCTCTTCAAGCAACTAATGATGCTGAGACCTACGAAGGCTACGCGGGATTAGCTGCACGCGAGCTTTTTCTGGGCGTACAAGAAGCAGCAAACATAGCAAGAGAGAACAACATGGTTAGAGCATTTGCTATAGCTCCAACGGCTAGTTGTTCTTATAGAAGTAGAGATCTCAATGGCTACACAGCAACTCCTGAGATCGCACCTCCTATATCACGTACAGTTGACAGAGATAGTGGTGAGTTTGGGGTAGAACGAGTTAAATATGGCAACGTAGAAATCGCATCCGAAGTAGGATGGGAGAATTATAAAAAGGTAGCTGATGAAATAATGATCATGCTATCTAGAACTGGTTTGCTTCATGGCTATAGCTTCAATTCTTGGAGTGATATGGTGACTTACGATGAAGCATTTATCGAAGAGTGGCTAAAGAGTCCACAAACTTCGCTCTATTATTCCTTACAAGTAATGGGCGACACTCAAGATAAATCTGATGCATATGCTGCATTAGATCAGTCAGAAGTTGAAGATTACTTGGCAGACATAATAGGCAATAAACCTGAAGAAATTAATTGCGACTGTCAACAATGAACCCCTACGAAAAATTATTAAATAGAAAAAGAAAATGGACACCTGTCCAAACCACTAAAGGAAAACTTAAATATGGTGCAGAAGAAGCCATCTTCCGTTGTCTGTCAATACGCAACATGGAATGTCCAGTTGGCTCGTTTGTATCTGATTCACTCTCTGAGATTCCTCAGAAAAGTAGAGAACTTTTGGAATCAAACATAAAAGACGAAGACAACCATGATTTAGCACTTGGATATATCGCTAACGCAATAGGCGTAGATGATAAAGCTGAAGCCGAGGCATTACGCCTACGTGACGCATGGATAGCACATCCAGATCACACAATACTGAAAGCATTGGTAATAGAAAGAGCAATCTTTTTTGTAATACTGCCTTTCTTCCGTTTTAATGGTGATGCTGGTTTAAGAACAGTAAGTGCAGATATATCTAGAGATGAGCAAATACATGTAGCAACTAATAGTTTGGTATGTGCAGAGCTTGGTCTTACAGCAAGTCCTTCTTTAGACAAACTAAGGAAGGCAACAATTAACTGGATCATGCAACCGTTAAATCAAATACATGACGATAAATATTTGAGCAAAAAATTTTGGCTCGATGCTAGTGATCGTTTGATGTATGAAGGTAAAGCACCAGAATTAAATTCTACTAAAGCTGGAAGAATGCCAGCGTTTTTCGAACATGCAAACACCAACCTCCCTCAATATGCTTGAACCTTTAATAGGTCCAACTGTTGAATCCCTCCTTAATGAAATGGAGGAAACATTTCCACCAACAAACCCTCACCCAAAAGAAGATCTTGCTCGTATTATGTTTAGAGCTGGACAACGCTCAGTTATTGAGTGGTACACAAATAGATTAAAGGAAAATAAATAATGTCATTACAAAAATATTGGAATTATGCCACCTCCTACAATAAACATGGGCAATCAATTTATCATGGTCCTGAACATACAGATACTGAAGGTCACTTAGGTTATTCAGGTCATCACTATGGAATCTTATCTGGTGGTTGGGATGACCAAGCATATCATAAAGGTGCTTCAGGTTATGATCATATAAGTATGTATGACGCTTCATCCGATTCTGCGGGTACATATTATTATGGTGGTGAATGGAAATCTAAAAACCACAAAAAATTTGCAGGGCAAAGAAAAGATGTTATTGGTTATGATGCGGGTTATGGAGCAAGCGCAACCTTAAGTAGAGGGAAAGACTATTTTACTAAGTGGCTATCAGCAGCTGATTATACAGATCAAGATACTACTGGTAGAACTCTTACAACTTATGGTATTGACCATAATTGGGGCAAAAATGCAAAATATGCAGCAGTTGGCGGAGCTGTTGAAGTTATTAACTTTGATCAGTACATGAATGACGTTGGCTATGCGGAAGCTGCTCAAGCTATGGGTATAGATAAATATGAAACTTTGGAGCAAGTCCATGATGCTATGGGTTATATGCAAGGTTCTTGGTCCCCACCAGCTGAACAAGAGAATCCAGTAGCCGATGAAGATGAAGATTTTGAAAGAATTGGTGATGGCGAGGATAGTGGTTCAGTAATAAATGATCAAGATGGTGACGGTATTGAAGATACAGTAATTGGTATTGGTGATGAGGAGAATACAATTGAAGGCACTGGAGAAGGTGAAGGCACTGGAGAAGGTGAAACAACAGCAACTGACTTTGACGCACTGTTAGCTCAAGCTTTAGCTGATCAAAATACTGGTTTTCAAACTCAACTAGAAAACGCATTGTCTGGTCAAGCAGATAGTTACGCTACACAATTATCAGCTGCTTTAGGTAATCAACAGGCTGGTTTTAATAGTCAGCTTTCAGTAATGAACTCAGCAATGGCAAGTTATCAAGATCAAATGAGGATAATGAATGAAGAGGCTTTACGTGCTCAAGAACAAATGAGAATACAAGCTGCATATGGAGATCCTGGAAATGTTACTGGAGCTACTGTTACTGGGGTTTCAGCTGCTGATGATGAAGAGGAATTAATAACTTTAGGAGCAACAGGTAGCTTTGGTAGAGACGGCTTGAAAATATCATCACTAAACTTATAAGAAAATGACAGCAAAATCTAGGTATGACTATTTGTCATCAGAACGTGCTCAATTTCTAGACGAAGCTAAACAAGCAGCTGATTTAACACTGCCTTATTTAATTCGTGGACATGAAGAATACTCTAAAGGGATGAGAAATCTACCTCAACCTTGGCAAAGTGTTGGAGCGAAAGGTGTAGTTACTCTGGCATCAAAATTGATGTTAGCTCTGCTACCCGTTCAAACCAGCTTTTTTAAATTACAGGTAGACGATACTCAACTAGGAGAAAGCTTTGGTCCAGAAGTAAAGTCAGAATTAGATTTATCTTTTGCAAAAATAGAAAAAACAATCCTTGAAGCAATCGCTGCATCAAGTGATCGTGTTGTAGTACATCAAGCTTTAAAGCATTTGGTTGTAGCTGGCAACGCTTTACTATTTATGGGTAAAGAGAATCTTAAGTTATATCCTCTTAATCGCTACGTCATAGAACGAGACGGCAACGGCAATGTGATTGAAATAGTTACAAAAGAATCAATTGCTAAAAAATTAATTTACGATGAGCTTCCTGAAGAAGTCCTTGTTAAGTACGCTAACGAGGAAGATCAAATGGAAGACACTGAAGAGTGTGATATTTATACACACATAACAAGAGACAACAACAGAGTTATCTGGCATCAAGAAGTTCATGATTATGTACTTCCTAAGTCACACGGTAAAGCTCCAATAGATGCTAATCCATGGATAGCACTAAGGTTCAATGCTGTTGATGGTGAAGATTATGGAAGAGGAAGAGTCGGTCAATTTATGGGTGACTTAAAATCTTTAGATGCTTTATCCCAAGCTCTTGTAGAAGGTAGTGCAGCTGCTGCAAAAGTAGTTTTTACAGTTAGCCCATCTTCCACAACAAAACCATCGTCACTAGCTTCTGCTGGAAACGGTGCAATTATTCAAGGAAGACCAGACGATATTGGTGTAGTTCAAGTAGGTAAAACAGCCGACTTTGGTACTGCATATAACATGGCATTGCAACTTGAAAAAAGATTAAACGAAGCATTTTTAATACTTAATGTTAGACAGTCTGAACGTACTACTGCTGAAGAAGTACGTATGACACAGATGGAATTAGAACAACAGCTAGGTGGGCTATTCAGCTTGTTAACTGTAGAACTATTAATTCCATATCTAAATAGAAAACTAAATGTGTTTCAAAAATCAGGACAGATCCCCAGATTACCAAAGGATGTTGTCAAACCAACTATAGTTGCGGGTATAAATGCACTAGGTAGAGGACAAGATAGAGAAAGCCTTTCTCAGTTCTTAGGGACTATTGCTCAGACAATGGGTCCAGAAGCAATAATGCAACATATTAATCCAGAAGAAGTTATTAAAAGATTGGCAGCAGCACAAGGTATTGAAGTCTTAAATCTTGTAAGAAGTATGCAAGAAATCCAACAAGAAAGACAGCAAGCAATGCAACGTGAGCAAGCCATGATGCAACAACAACAACAGACGGAACGTATGAAAACACCAATGGCTGATCCATCTAAGAATCCACAACTAGCTAGACAACTAGATCCAACCCAACAAACATAATGAGCGAAACATTAACTATGACACCAGAGGAAACTCCAGCTGGTGAATTAAGTCCACAAGAACAAGAATCTTTAGAAGTAGGTGAGAAACTTGTGGAAGCCCAAGACCAACGTCTTGCTGGCAAATATGAGAATGCTGAACAATTAGAAAAAGCATACATAGAATTAGAAAAAAAGTTAGGTTCTCAAGAAAAAGCGGAAGAAAAACCTGAAGCAAATAAAGAAGAACCTAAAGAAGAACCTAAAGAAGCAAGTAATATTCTTGATCAACTTTGGGATGAAGCAAGTTCTGGTGAAAAATTTAAACCTGAAACTTTAAAACAGTTAACTGAGATGAAGGCAACTGAGCTTGCTCAAATGCATTTGAAATATAGACAAGAAGTTGCTGGAAAAAATACTGCTCCTAAAGCACTAAGTCAAGAAGATATTACTGGATTAAAAGGTGTAGTTGGTGGTGAAAAAAATTATGACAATATGCTCCAATGGGCTAATCAAAATTTAAGAGAAGGTGAAATAAAAATGTACGACAAAGTAATGGAGCAAGGAAATCCCTTGGCTGCATACTTTGCAGTTCAAGCCTTAGCTTATCGCTACCAAGAAGCATCAGGAAAACTTGGTGAAATGGTTACAGGTAAAGCACCTAAAGAATCTGGGAATGTATTTAAGAGTCAAGCTCAAGTTGTAGAAGCTATGAGTGATCCTAAATATGATCAAGACCCAGCCTATAGACAAGAGATACAACAAAAACTAGCACGTTCAAATATCGAATTTTAATTATGCCAAAAGGAAAAGGAACTTACGGAACTAAAAAAGGAAGACCACCCAAAAAGAAATGACGGACAAACTTTTAAACATTTATCCAAACGAAACACCCCCAAGAATTATGACTAATCACAACCACGACAATGACCAATGGCATGTTGCCGAAGAAACTAATGGACGCTTTGCCATGCTTGGCTTTGTTGCTGCCGTTGGTGCTTACGTGCTTACCGGTGATATCATCCCAGGCATCTTCTAATCCTTATAAGTGGAAGATGAGTTGCTTTGATTTTCTCGAAGCAAGATACAAATTGATACTTGATGAGGATATCCCTCTTAAGAATAAGATGGACCTCATCTCTTTTTTCCTCTCCAAAGTGGAAGAGGAATGCGACCACATTCATTTAAATTAATTAATCACATGGCTGCAATCTCATTACAAAGAGACACTACAACCAATTGGGAAAAGTTTTGTGACTGGGTAACAAGTACAAACAACCGCCTTTATGTAGGTTGGTTTGGAGTACTAATGATACCTTGCTTACTAGCTGCCACCACATGTTTTATTCTCGCCTTTATCGCTGCTCCTCCAGTGGACATCGATGGCATACGTGAACCAGTATCAGGTTCTTTATTGTACGGAAACAATATAATATCAGGAGCTGTCGTCCCCTCCTCAAATGCAATCGGACTACATTTCTATCCTATATGGGAGGCTGCTACGCTAGACGAGTGGTTATACAACGGCGGACCATATCAGTTGATAATATTCCACTTTCTCATTGGAGTGGCTGCATATGCAGGGAGACAATGGGAACTATCTTACCGTTTAGGTATGAGACCTTGGATCTTTGTTGCTTACATGGCTCCAGTGTCTGCTGCACTAGC